GAGGAGTACTTCGCGGAACTGGCCAAAATCACCAACTCCCACACCTACGCCAAAGGTACCAGCCCCAGCTATGACACCATCGTGGACGCTCTGGCGACGCTCGACCAGGAGGTCGAGGACGGTATGTTCATCATCATGGGGAATGACATGCGGGCGGCAATCCGTAAGGATTCCGACTATAAGGCATCCCGTCAGGGGGAAATCCTGTATACTGGCCAGTTCGGCACCATCTGCGGCCTGCCCTGTCTGTTTTCCAAACTCGTCCCGGCCAAAACCATCTATGTGACACACCGGGAAGCGATCCATTTCCTTGTTAAGAAAGAGGGGACCGTCGAGCAGGATCGGGACATCGAGACCAAAGACAACACCGTCGTGTACGAGCGCCACGGTCTGGTCACGCTGATGGATGAAACCAAGTCCGTCAAGATCACCGAGGCCACCGCGTAAGGAGGAGACCATGACACCGCTTGAAAAGCTGAAAATCCTGCTGGGCGAGCGGGCGTCGAACTATACCGACGCATACCTGTCCGTACTGCTGGACGACGCAGAACAAGAGGCAAAGGGGTATTGCCATAGGGATGACATCCCGTACCCTCTGGAAGGGGCCGTGGTGCGCATGGCGCTGGTACATATCAACCAGAGCGGGGCGGAAGGGATGAGCGCGCAGGGGTTTTCCGGCGTGTCGGAAAGCTATCTGGACGGATATCCCGCCGAGGTACAGGCAATCTTGCGGAGGTACAGAAAGCTGGTGGTCCTGTGATCGAGACGGATATGCGGGAATACCCGCTATATATCCTGTCCAGAGAACCGGACGAATACGGCCAGTCCGGAGGCCCGGAACCTGCCGGGACTATCCGGGCGGCCGTGTATGTCAACGACCGGCAGAATACCGATAACCCCTATTATTCAGAAGCATCTTATGTGGCCCTGACCTGGATGCAGGGAATCACGGACCGGCACCTGATCCAGACGGACACGGGCAAGAAGAAGGTCCTGCAGGTGCTTCCGGGCCGCATGACGCGGTTGTTGCTGACGGATTGGGGGGATGTAACATAAGCGCGACGATCAAGGGCCTGGACGGGCTTATGAAGCGGCTTACTCGGGTTGCTCGGATACAAAACGGCGCAGGTTTGCGTGACGGTATCGAAGAGGCGTGCCAGGTGGTGAAAAAGGCCGCTGTAAGAAAGTGCCCGGTAGATACCGGAGAACTCCAGCAATCCATAAAATCCGAGACGCCAGGGCCGTCCGATGATCCCGTCGGGATCGTCGGGACAAACAAGGAGTATGCGCCCTATGTCGAGATGGGGACTGGACTATTTTCCGCAAACGGAGACGGACGGCAAGATGTGCCGTGGAAGTACAAGGACGCAAAAGGCAACTGGCACACCACGTCCGGGCAGGAACCGCAACCGTTTCTTGGACCCGCGCTGAGGGAGAATGCGAACGAGGTGGTCGAGCTGATCGCTGAGGGCGTCCGGAAGGATGTGAAAGGATGATCGATTATGCACCGGATCTCGTCAAAGGGCTGAAAACCGTGCTGCCCACCTACGCGGAACCGGCAGAGATCAGCACCCCTGTCCCATGCATCACCTACGCCGAAACAGACCGACGCGATCTCCACGCAGTCAATGGATTGCAGTACAGCGATATACAGGTTCGGGTAAGGGTGTGGACGACCAGCCGGGCGGACATGTCCCGATATGCGGACGAGGCGGAAACCGTGCTGCGCCGCATGGGCTGGTCGGTTATCGGCGGCGGCGAGTTGGCGGCAAATGGACGATTTTGCAGGATTATCACCTGCGAAGCGACAGGACAAGAACACAAAACATGGTAAAGGAGAGACAAAGAAATGGCTGGAATCTTGAGCAAAGACATCAAACTGAGCAGCAAGGCGGGGTCCGCGTCGCAGTACGCAGAGCTTCCCCTGCTGATGGAGGTGCCCGAGATGGGCGGGACCCCTGAAAAGGTGGACGTGACCACCCTGGCGGACGCCTCCAAAAAGTACATTGACGGTATCAAGGATTATGGAGACCTGGCCTTTAAATTCCTCTACGAGAACGCGGAGGGGTCGGCGTTTCGCATCTTGCGGGGATATGAGGACGCGGGAACCGTGGCCGACTACAAAGTGGAGCTGCCGGACGGCACGGCTTTTGCTTTTTCCGGGCAGGTGTCCACCAAGATCGACAGTGCCGCCGTCAATGCGGCCCTGACCTTTACGGCGACCATCAGCCTGAACAGTGACATGGTTGTCACCAATCCCACGGCGTAACACCGACGAGGGGGCCTGAAAACGGCCCTCTCGCATTATTTTAGGAGGTTTTTTCATGCTGTATACCGAGTTTGAAGTAGGCGACAAAGCCCTGAAACTGCGTATCACGACCCGTGCCTGCGTGGAACTTGAAAAAAAGATGGGACGGAATCCGGTTTCCGCTTTTATTGCTATAAGCGATGGGATGCTTCCCACGCTGTCTGATGTGATCTCGATTCTACATGCCGCCTTGCAGCCGTTGGAACACGGATACACTGAGGCGGCCGTGTATGCCCTGTATGACGAGTACGTGGACGAGGGGCACAACCTGTACGATCTCATTCCGGTATTGCTGGAGGTATTCAAGACATCGGGATTGATACCCGAGGTGCCAGAAGACGGGGACACCCACCCAAACGCGAAAGCGGGGACATAACCCCGCAGACGTTTGAAGAATTGCTGACGAGTGCATACCCGTCGGCGCTCGATACTGGCATGACACCAGCGGAGTTTTGGGAATCCACAATCGCAGAAATCCGGGACCTGATGGAAAGCTACCAAAGGCGAGAGACCGCCAAAGCCAAGCAACAGGCGGCCATGAATTACCGTCTGTCGGCGCTGGTCTCGTCCGCCCTTGTCGGGAAACTACCGCCGATTCACGAGGCGTACCCCGGGCTATTTGACCCGCCCGACGCTGGCCAGGACTGGCGGATTGCTAAAGTGCGGCTGCTCCAATATGCCGAAGCACACAACCGGAAAAGGAGGGAAAACACATGACGCTCGAAAGACTGCTAGTTGTCATACAGGTACAGACGCAAGGGCTGACACAGCAGATATCCGGCATCAAACAGCAGTTTAGCGGGCTGGAAGCGGCTGTGGGGCGTACTAGTTCCAGCATGTCCGCGATGTTCGCCGGAATGGGAAAGGCCGCCTTGGCGGCGATCAGCGTCAAGGCCCTCCTGGCCGTTGGCAAGCAGGCTATAAATGTAGCGTCCGATCTGGAAGAGGTACAGAACGTCGTCGATACCGCATTCGGCAGCATGAGCAAAGATGTAGACAAGTGGGCCAAGACCACGATAGACCGGTTCGGTATGTCTGAGCTTGCCGCGAAGCGCACAGCATCCACCTATATGGCCATGTCGAACGGACTAGGCCTCGTGGGCAAAGAAGCGGCCGATATGTCGATTCAGGTAGCCGAACGCACAGCGGATATCGCATCATTCTACAACGTCACCCAGGAAGTGGCGGATACGGCGTTAAAGTCCATATGGACAGGTGAAACAGAGAGCCTCAAGCGGTTCGGCGTGGTCATGACACAGGCGAATCTGGATGCTTACGCCCTGGCGAAGGGGATCCGGAAAACAACCAATGAAATGACCCAGGCGGAGCAGGTGCAACTGCGATATCAGTATGTCATGGAAAAGACCAGCCAGGCGGCCGGAGACTTTGAAAAGACAAGTGGAAGCTGGGCAAATCAGATAAGGCTGCTTTCCGAGCGATTTAAAGAACTGCTTGGGATCCTGGGGGCCGGTCTAATTCAGATATTAACGCCAGTGGTTAAGATGCTGAACACCCTCCTGGGCGTTATTGTCAAGATAGCGTCCTTCATTGGGGACGTGCTCAATTTCATATTCGGTGGATTTTTCGGAAACGGGTCTCAAGGGAGCACAGGGCAAATCCAGACGGGCCTTGAGGGGACGGCCGGAGCCATGGACGATCTTGCAGGAAGCACCGAATCGGTAAAAAAAGCTCTTACAGGTGTGCTGTCGGGATTCGACGAACTCAATGTCCTAAACCGAGGGCTGGATGTGTTTGGCACTGATGCAGAGGGCGGCGGAACGCAAAGCCCGGTCGCGCCAGGAACTGGCGGAGAAACAGGCAGCGGAGACGAAACGGACAAGGTACCGGTGATCGACTATACCGGGGCTGAAAAGGCGGCCGAGCGCATCGAAAAGGCATTTGACAGGATCATGAAACACCCCATAACCAAATGGCTGAAGGGGGAAGGCTCCAAAGCCTGGGACACTTACCTGAGACATACCGAAAACTGGTACAAATATATTCAGGAAAACAAGGAAACGCTGAACGAGCTGCTGGACGCCCTTGAAGCGTATTCGGAACAGCTTGGCGTGGCGGTTGGATGGATGGCCGACGAAACGTGGACGGATTTTCCGGACGTACTGGAACGCATCCAGGAGGCCGTACAGGGCCTAAGTAACGCGACGCTTGTATTATCCGTCAGCCTGTCCAGGACGGGCGCGGTGCTGTCATCCTGCCGTGATCAAACCTTGTGGCTGGCCTCATCTCTTTCGGTCGTCGTGTCGTCCATGGATAGCACGGGAGCTTATGCAAGCGGCCCCTTTACGTCGGCGATGGTTGGCGCTTTTTTGATCGTACAGGATACATTTGGGCGGATCCAAATGGTTTCGCGGGAGACGTTCGGACACATTGGAGACGACTTCGCCCTTATTTCTGACGAGCTTTTCCCGCTGCAATTCGCATTCTCCTATGCATTCGGCGAAATTTCCGGTGTGATCGTCAAATTTCGCAACAATCTGTCTGGGCTGCCCGGGTTTGTGTCAGGTGTATTTTCCGAGGGGTGGACAAGGGCCTGGGATGGTATTCAAAAGCACTTTTCGTGGCTTTGGAATGCAATGTGGCTTTGCGTTAAATTCCCTGTAAACATGATCATATTTTCACTCAACACTTTATGGCAAGCCGTATATGCGATTGTTTCCGGGATCGTGAATGGAGCAGGTGGGATACTGGAGTGGTTGGGTGACAAGGTCGGTCAGGACTGGAGCTTCAGCATGTCATCCGAACCGCCCTTAATCCCATATCTGGCGTCCGGCGGTGTGGCGTATGGTCCCACTTTGGCCATGATCGGAGAGGGCAACGACCGGGAAGCCGTGCTGCCGCTCAATCAGAGCGTATTTGCGGAAATTGCCAGAGGCATCAACGCTAATAGTGATCCGGTAGTTGTAATACTGCTGGAACAGTTATTAGAGGCCGTGCGGCAAATTGATCCGAATATCGTCATGGACGGGCAGTCTTTGGCGACCTCCTCCTCTGGATACTATGCAGCGGAGCAGCGCCGCGTCGGCCCGTCTGTCGTGAGGGTGGTGTAGGTACAATGGGAAACTTGATAGCGGTAAATGACGTGTGGTTGCCCAATCCGTCCGGGATCAAGGTCACATACAGCGTGTTCGACAAATACGCCGACCGATCTATGGATGGGTTGCTAAACCGAGAGATATCCACAAAGAAAATCAAGTATACGCTCAACTGGAACTACATACCTGACAGCGCCGAGTTCGTTGCCTTGTGGAACCTGTTGGCCTCCCTACCGGAGTATGCCACCATTACGGCCCCGCACCCAGACGGGACTATGCACACATTCGAGGGATACGTCGGTGCGGATATGGGCGTCACGATGCGGTCGTATTGGGATATGGGAGATGGCCGCATGTCCACATGGCAGAGCTTACAGGCGAGCTTGATCGAGAGGTGATACCAATGCCCACAGGTGCACGCATATCCTTCGGCGTCTATGATGAGACGGCCAAAAGCGACGCCTCCTACAGTGCATCAAGCGCGCAGAGCTGGGTCAATTACAGCGAGATCAAGAACGGCCTGAGTCCCGACGAGGCCCCCGACGAGTTCGAGCGGTACATATCTGGGGAACCTGGTGTGTACCGCCTGGACGGGTCGTCCCGGCTGTTCCCGTCCTCGACCGCAGGCGCAAACCTCGGATATTGGTCGGGGGTACTGTCCGGGTCCAGCGGCACATTTGCCACGTCCCCGGTGCTGTCCTGCGCATTCTCGGCCCCGCACACGAGTGTAGGGATCACGATCCATTTCGACGCTACAACGCACTTGACGGCCTTTGTGGTCCAGTGGATGTCTGGATCCACGGTACTGGATACGGTCAGCGTAACCGGGAACAACCAGCAAACGGTATACGTGGACAATCCCGTCGAGGACTATACCGGCCTGCGGATCATCCCCACGAGCACAGACGCCCCATATCGGTATGTCAAGATTCAAGAGATCGATTTCGGGCGGAAAGTGGTCTATGACAACAGCACCCTTGTATCGGCGTCGGTTATAGAGGAGGCCGACCTGTCCGGCGGGTCCGCCCCGGCCAACTCCCTGCGCGTTACGGTCCTCGATCCGAATAACCGGCTCAACCCGGTCAATCCGGATGGGGTGTATGCCTATCTGCGCAAGGGGATGCCGCTGACGGTGGAGTTTATACGGGACGGCACCGCCTACCCCGGCGGGGTGTATTACCTCGATACCTGGGAGGGATCCAATACCGGCACGGCCAAGCTGACGGCGCTCGATTGCCTGGGGCTGGAAAAGGACTATGAATCCAGATTTTACAGTTCTTCGGCTCCGCTGGCGGTACTGGCAGATGTCTGCGCATCGATTGGGGCCGGTGCAGAGGCCGGAACGCTGCCGGTGCAAGCCTTGAAAGGGTATATCCCCCGTGTGACCGTGCAAGAGGCGATCGCCCATATATGCCTTGCCTCCGGAGGTTATGCCAGGGTAACGCGCGAAGGGAACGTCTGGATTGGCTCTATTACGAGCACGCCCATCGTGCTGCAGACGGGAGATGTGTTAGGAGAACCCACCGTGTCGAAGCTGGAAAATCCCGATACCTATGAAATCGAGACAAACGACTATACGGTCACGGGCTCGGGCGAAATGATGGGAACTAACTTTATCGTGCGATCCGGTTATCCGACCACCGCCACAATGTCAAACACCGTCTATTATACCAATACGAGCACCGGGAAAGCGACGCTGCTCGCGGATGTGATTCCGGAAAACCTGCAAAATGTGTATACGGCCAAAGGATACGCCGATCGCTTGGAAGTGACCCGCCCCAACAAAAGCGGAAGCTGTTCCTATCCCTATAAGCCTGTTACCGTTGCGGATCCCGTAATGATTATAGACGGGGGAACGAGCGCGAACAAAATCCGTATAGATGGGATACCGCTGATTATCAAGGAAAATTACCAGATTACCCTGAATGCACTTAAATCGTATTACGCCAGGACCCTGAAAGTCAAGTTTCGCGCCGCCTGGAAGCCTGGTCTGGACCTCGGCGCTTGCGTCACGGCGCCGACGAGGTTCGGCAGCGTCACCGGGAACATATCCCGCATGGATATTGACCTGACGGGCGGCCTGATTGCAACGGTGGAGGTGATCGCCTGATGTGGATTACACCCAAGACAGACTGGACCGCCGACGACTGCCTGGACCTTGCGACGGACTTTACACGGATCGAAGGAAACATTCACGAAATATTGCTGATCGTGAGGGCGGCCGGGTATACATTGACACTCCCGGAGAAGCTCACCTGGACCATGCAGGACTTTCTCACGGCCTCGCATTATAACCGGATCGTGAGCAATGTGGGGCTGCTGGAGGATATCGTGATCGTGCCGGCCGGGTTGCCCATACTGTCCGAAAAAGCGGACAAGGCGGTACTCGACTATACCGACATGAACACGCTGGAAATCCACATTGCCATGCTCAAGAGTGTCGCGGACGGGACGACGCAATCGTATATCAAATCCGGTACAGCGCAAAGCGGAGTTCGGCTGCTGCTGCCGGTATAAGGAGGACAGGACATGCTATCAGAGTTTACAGACCGTCAGGCCGCAAATGCCGACCTGTACGAGCTCGAGGACGTCGAAACCGGCCAAAAGCGGCAATACCGCATCGTCAGCAAGGCCACGGTGACTGTGCCTGGAACCGATCTCAATAAGGCCACGCTGGACCCAATACTGGAGGAGATCGCCGGGAAGTTGTCTGCCAACGGCGGAACGATGTCCGGGAATTTTTCCGGACCCGGCGCATCGGGGAATGTGCAAATCGGATACCCCGAACAAATTAACGCGATACATGCGTTAAATGCGTATCTCAATGGGCTGGAAATGATAGGGAATATAACACCAAATGCCAATGCGACACGCGATATCGGGACATCTGCAAAACAATTCCGCTATGTGTATGGGAAATACGGGAAATTTTCCGATTCTATAACGGTTAATGACTACATGGTGGTATCCTCCGGCGTAGGTGCCTCCGGGACAGTCGGACGATACGTCAAATTCTACGACGGCACTATGATCTGTTGGGGGAGCCAAACGTGGTCCAATGTCAATGTTACCAAAGCCTGGGGATCGATGTACGAATCAACAGGGATAATAACATTTTCTAATTTTCCAAGTGCCTTCAACGGGGACCCGGTAGTCATGATGTTTCCGAATAAATCGGGAAGTACGTATTTCATGGAGGGTCTATATAATACGTCTCCAACATGCCCGGGTAGTTTTTATGTATGTTTACCCGGATCTAACTCTAACATGACCGCAGGGGCCTCATACGTTGCGGTTGGGAGGTGGAAATGATGTTTGAGATGTCACCTCTAGAATGGTATCTGGAGCGCCATGGAGACACCGACGATACCAGAATAACGTACTATCAAACCTACCTTGGAAAGACGGATTACGTTGCCAACAAAATCGCGGAATGTCTATATTTAGGGACGCAGGTGGATGAGAAGTATCTTCCCATACTCCAAAAACGCGCCGAGTACAGGGCTGCAATCGAGGCATTGGAGAACAAAAACAAGGAGGGATCCGCATGAGCCGGGTACTGGAAAACTGTAACGATCTGATCACGCAGCACTACTCATCCAAACACAAGGGCTTGGACATCGTAGGGGAGGGCCACAGAACCGACTATGTAACAGCCCACACGGACGGTGAGGTCATCTTGCTGGCGACCGGGCACGTCAACAGCCCCGGAGCGTCCGGGGATGCGAGCTACGGGAATTTCGTCAAGCTGCGGCACGCAAACGGCTACTGCACCCTCTACGCCCACTTGAAAAATGTGTGTGTCTCCAAAGGCCAAACGGTGAAAGCTGGGGAGCGTCTGGGGTACATGGGCAACAGCGGCAACAGCTACGGGGCGCACCTGCATTTCGAAGTGCGGACCCCCGGAAACGAACGGATCGATCCGGAACCCTACCTTTCGGCGGGGCTGCCGGGAATACAAGAGGAGGTCGTGGAGATCATGGGCAAATACGTGAGCGCCGACAAACTGATCGAGTGGATCAACAACAACGGGGTGGACATGGTGGAGCAGACCACCGCCAAGCACCGCACGACCGCGAATCTGTACTACCACACCGCCTACCCCGGGAACTCCGGAACCCGGGCCGGAAAGTGGCCGAAGGGAACCATCGTGGACGTACTGGATGGATGGGAAGCGCAGGCCGACGGCTATACCTGGGTCAAGGTTCTGTACGAAGGCGGCACCTATTACGCGGCGAGGGAGTATCTGGAAAGGGTGTAAACAATGACGGAGATAATCGTGGCGGCCATTACCGTCCTCGGGAGCTTTGCGGGGGCCGCCCTGGCCGCGTGGTCGCAAGGCCGTAAAGCCCAACACCAAATCCAGACGGCGCAGGCCGTAACCGACACCAAGCTTGACGAGCTGACCCGAGAGGTACGGGAACATAATGGATTTGCCCGGCGGATGCCGGTGGTGGAGGAACAGATCAAAGTAATCAATCATCGAGTAGCGGATCTGGAAGACTATCATAAATAGAGGAGATGGAGAAATGGAAATCTTGAGCTATATTATCGACAACGCCCTGGTCCTGATCCCGGCCCTGGTTATCATCGGGGCCATTGTCAAACATATCGAGGTGATCCCGGATAAGTTTATCCCGCTGATCCTGCTAGTATTTGGTGTGGGCGGGGCCTTGGCCATCATGGGCCCCACCGTGGACGCGGTGATTCAGGGCATTCTTGTAACCGGCGCGGCGGTGTACGGCAACCAGCTCGTTAAGCAGCTCGGCAAAGCAGAATAAAAAAAGAGCCGGGGGCATCCTATTGGGTGCTCCCGGCGTTTGTTTTTACAAGGGCAAATACACCGCTGCATATTATCATGGTGTTCGCCTTTGTTTCAATTGGTGGAGCTTGACACGCGCTATCCGAACACCCGGAGGCCGCACCGCTCAAGGCTTTGTCTACCAAATCCAGCGTGACTTTGTTGTCTTCTCCGCTGTAGTTATAGGTCAGGACCAGCTTGTCATCGTACAGCCACACAGAGTTTACAAAGATGTCAACCAGTCGTTGCTTATATTCGGGATCATCCGGGTCCCCGCCCTTGAACTGCGAAAGAAAGAACAAAACTTCATCACGGGAGACTTTTTGCTGGTTAATTTCCTCCCGTTCGATATCGGCGTTTAACTCCGCCTTCTGGCACTCAAGCTCGTCCATGCGGTCTTTCATCGATGGGGAGAACATACCCGCCTCCACGGCCCGGAGAATGCCCGCAATGGCCGTTTCCGTCTCCTTTAGCTGGTTCTTATACTGCTCTATCAGAATCGCGCTGTCTGTATCTCTGGACTGATACTCCATTACCTTGTCCGCGATATGCTCGAGCATGTCATCGGTCAGAACCGTTTGTATAGTGGTTCGGATCACTTCATCCTCGATTGCAGCGGCTCTAACGCTTTGCTTCGAGCATCCCCCGCCGTGCTTCTTCGTAGAGCAGGTATAATAATAATGCTTCGTGCCGTTTCTGCTGGTGCCGCTATCCCCGATCATGGGCTTCCCGCAATGTCCGCAGAACAGTTTGCCAGATAGGATATAGTCGTATTCGCCCCTCGCCCTGGCGCTTGCCTTTTCTTTTCTACTCAACTTCTTCTGCACCCTCTCCCATAAATCACGGTCGATTATCTGAGGCATACCGCCCTCTATGACAATTTCATCCCACACATAATCTCCGATATATCGCCGGTTGTGGAGGATTTTCCCTAAGCTGTTTTTGTTGAATGGAGACCCTCGGAGAGTCTTCCGCCCCTGCTCGTTGAGAGCGTTCACAATGTCGGCGTATGTGTGGCCTTGGTCATACATTTCATAAATCATGCGTACTGTAGAGGCTCCGGCCTCGTCTATATAATACCTCTTGTCAGATCCGGTATAGTAACCGAGGCAACGCCCGCCGCCGGTTGCGAGGCATTTCATAGCGTTTTCTACCATGCCGCGCTTCACGTTCTGGGAGAGGTTTGCGCTATAGTATTCGGCCATACCCTCCAGCATTGCTTCCAGGATGATGCTTTCCGGGGTGTCTGTGAGACCTTCGGTTGCAGAAATTACCTTCACGCCGCACTTTTTTAGTTTGGCCTTATACATAGCACTGTCGTACCGGTTCCGAGCGAAGCGGTCCAGCTTATAGACGATCACCAGGGAGAAACTCCCTTTTTCCGCGTCCCGGATCATTTTTTGAAATTCCGCCCGGTTGTCTGTTCTTCCGGATGTAGCCCGATCTGCATATTCCGCAATTATGGTGATGTCATTGTCACGGGCATACCGCTTGCACTCACGTATCTGTCCTTCTATGCTTTCCTCCCGCTGGTTGTGGCTGCTGTATCGGGCATAAATGACAGCAGATTTTTCTGACACGAGATCACCTCCCCTGTGGACAAGTATCGCATGTTATGGTATACTCAAAGCCGTAAGGTGCTATCGATAACGGTAGGCGGTTAGTCCCTCCCATTATCCCGGGAGGGGAATCCTTCTTTTTCCCTCCCCAGAAGGGAGGGGTGCGGATGTACATAACGCTTGCGGACTTATTCCAATATAGCCTTGTACTGATCGGCATTATCGGCCTGTTTTTGGCGAAAAAAAAGAAGTAACCGCCACGCCTCGCAAGCTGCGGTTACTTCTGTGACCAAAGGGAGGGGCTAACCGTCTAACCGGTAGCACCTTACACCCATATTATAACCGCATATATTGTTGATGTCAAGCCGTCTGCCTGTATGGGTGGGCGGCTATTTTAATACCACGATTTCATTTCTTTCAATCCGCGCGCCCTACGAGAGACGCGACATCGGCCAAAATTTCTTATTGCAATATAAGAACAAATGTTCTATAATCTCATTAACGGGAACAATCTCAATATTGAGTATTAAATGTGAAATAATGTCACAAACAGCGTCAGTGATTGAATTGTGTCGAACGAATAATTATTAAATGATGACAGTGGTAAATAATGGACATTTCGGAATGCGTCCAAGAAAAGAATGTTGAATGAGGGGGAACGGTCATGAAAAATCCAAACGTCTTGCATAACGATTCGGCCTTGATCCGATCGTTCTACGCGGATAACATCCGTGTCCGAAAAGGGGAGTTCACTACGAGTGATAAAGAAAAAGATAAGATTGGCGGCATTGAGAGCGGGGACAATCAAAATAACATTGAAGTCGATACATACGAGTCGCGGAAATTTATGGAACTACTAAAATATAACCGTTCTATTCTTTTGGACCGCCTCCAATCTCTAGGATTGCTTGCCTCTTTTCTGGAGGCAGAGAGTGGAACCAAGCGAGAACCCTAGCATCATATTCAGAAAGCTCATCGGCCTGTGCGCCGGTGGGTTTTTCTTTTTGGTCCGTTGTTCCTAAAAGGTAATCGACAGATACGCCTAGAAACTCGGATATTTTCGCAATGTGCTTTAAATATGACTTGTTTCTCCCGGCTTTCCAATCCGTAAAAACCTGTTCATTGATTCCTACAAAAGCGCATAATGCGCGTTGTGTTTCTCCGCACACGGCCAATTGCCCCAATATTCTGTCCATAGTTTCCATTTTTCAAATCACCAACTTGTTTAAAACATAGAACTACGTAAAAACTTGATCGATGCCTTGTAATCGAGCAAAATACGTAGTATGATATTACCATAGTCATTGATTAGAACGGGAAAGGAGAAATAACATGAGACGGATTATTGAATATATGAGGACACATGAACCGCCTTGGTGGCTTCCTCTTGTTTTCGCGATTCCTTCAATCGCCATGAGTATACTTGCCATGATAATGATGTCACAGACAGGATGAAGGCCAAAACTGCAATTACAGTTGTAATCCACCCGCGTAATTCAGACAAGCGATGTTTCCGACGTTCGGAATCATAGTACAGAAGATATCTTACGCCCTCATCAGATATAACATATCTTCCATCTGTAATGAATTGTCCATATTCATCCACTTTTCCGTCACTATATTCATAAACAAAAGGATATAAACAATTCTTTATTTCTTGTTTTGGGTATAAAGGATCACCTTTGGACAGTTGCTTCAAAAACTTTATTTCTTCTTTTGTAAGCACGACGTTTTCATATAGCATCCAAGCCAATCCCTTTTCTTTTATCAATATAGATCGGCACAACCTGAACGAGCACCTTAACTTTACACCGGTTTGGTGCGGCTTGTCAATGACTACTACTCATTTTTTTAAAAGGGGGTGTAAATGTTGGCGTTATCCGACAATATCAGACACTATAGGCAGCTTGCACAGATCACACAGTCACAGCTTGCCGAGACGGTGGGAGTAGATCAATCCGCAATTTGCAAACTAGAAAAAGGCATGTTCGTCCCGACGGTGGTACTTGTAGCCGAAATCTCGCTCGCCCTCGGGGTATCCATCGATGAACTAGTAAACGGAGGAGGCAAGTAACGGGTGACCAGGGCAAACGATAGCAGTCACTTCACAGGTAAGAAAAGACCAATGGGAAGAAGGACAAAGAAAAGGAAGCCAAAGACCAAAAGGCAACACATTAACCGGTATAAACGAGACGGAAAAAGTGTTTGAGAAAGGAGAGTAAAGCATGTCGGTACATATCAAACCAGAGGAAGTCCCGGATTACGTCATGAAATATATGGCCCGCGACACACTGGCGGCTATACGTCGCTTCTACTCCATCCCAGAGAACCGGGAGAAGTTCGAGAGGTGGAAGGCCGAACGGGAAGGGAGACGCACATGAAAGCCGTGTACACCTGCGGGAACCAGGTAATCAGCAAAGACGGCAATGGATACATCGTCCATCGTCGTGGCGGGAGCTGCGTAAAACGATACGCCACATTGGAGGCAGCCATATGGGGAGCTGTGGAAGCTGCTGGTGTAAGGAGGCGATGAAAACAGACGAAACCTGACGATATACAACCAGATAGGAAGGTGAAAAACCATGGAATGGATCACAAGCCCGGTAAGCGTGGCGTTTGGGTCGGCGGGGTTGCTGGCCTGTGCTGTTGGGCTGCTCGTCGAGGCACTGGTGCCGCTGTGGGAAGAACACAAAGCCAGGAAGGAGGCGGAAGAAAATGAAGAATGTGGGCGCGAAGATGCGGGAGCTGCGGATCGGTAAACGATACTCCCAACAACATGTAGCGGACATTGTGGCAAAGGTAGAGCCTCGGGCTGATGTGCCGCTCATATCCCGCTACGAAAACGGCGTATGTTTGGCCACTCCTGCGCAGGCCAGAGCGATGTGTGAGCTGTACGAATGCGGTCTTGCAGATCTCTATGACGTCGAGGATTTAGATTTCGGCCAGAATCGCCTCAAACGGGCCGCCACGGATCGTGGCGAAGGATTACCATACAAACTGACAGCAAGGCTTGAAAACGAGCTTGCAAGCCGCTTTTTCTGGGCGCTTGGCGTCCTTGGTGTGTCGGACAAAACAGAATGGGTAAAGAAATACGTCCGACTGACGATCAAGGCAGCAGAACGCAGACAAAAGAAAGCCGCCGCCTGTGCTGGCACACAGACGACGACACGCTAAAAAAATAACCTATCTCAATTATGATGGAAAAAAGGAGAAATGTCAAGATGACATTGTACATAAACCGAAAAGAACGGCAGCTTCTTTATGGAGATGAAGAGGCGATGGGGTACATGCTGGACATGATGGACCTCATTCCGGGGTATGGCATGAGCCTCAGTACTTGGGTTAATCAAGAATCTGAGCCCGTGCGCTATATGCGCACAGACGTGCTGGACGGCTTCTTTTACACACCGGATTGGCAGGTTGTGAAAGACGCCGATCGGGAAGACGTAGACAAGGTAGAAATCGAGCTGTATGGTCAAGTAAGTTGGTGAGGTGAACAAAGGTGAACATATACGAGAAAATCTTGTCCGTCATGCAAAATGTGCAGTATATGGCAAAGGATGATGAAGTGGCGTTCAGCAGCACAAGGTATAAAGCTTTATCCGAGGAAAAGGTAACGGGGATAATGCGCGCGGAGCTGATAAGGCACAAAATGGTTATTTATCCGATCCATCAGGAATCAAGCCGGACGGGACAAATCACCCATGTTGATGTCGTTTATAGGATGGTCAACGTAGAGAACCCCGATGAATACATAGACATAGCATCGTGCGGTGATGGAGCAGATAGCCAAGATAAAGGATCCGGAAAGGCCATGACATACGCTTTCAAATATATGTGGTTGCGAACTTTCGCATTGCCGACCGGAGAAGATCCAGACAAAATCAGCTCGGCGGAGCTGGATGAAAAAATGAAGCATATTTGTGAAGGATGCGGGGGACAAATTTTCCAACTCAAGAAAAAAGACGGCACGCATTGGCCAGTTGACGAGATTGAAGAGTACACTTCTCGTCGTTTCGGGAAAAAGCTATGCGGAGATTGCCAAAAGGAAGCTGTTAAGGCAGGCAAAGAGGCAGAGAGAAATGGAGCTTGACTTTCAAACTTGGCGAAAAGCGCCGAGGAAATCAAGGTATATCTCATGTCCAAGTATCCGGATTGGAACGAAACAAAATTGACTTATAGGAAGGGATAACATGCTAAACAGTGTATGCCTGATGGGCCGCCTTGCGGTGGATCCAGAACTGAAAACTACGCCGTCCGGGGCATCGGTGTGCAACTTCCGCCTGGCAGTTGAGCGCACCTATCAGCCCAAGGGTCAGGAGAAACAAACCGATTTTATAGGCGTCGTGGCCTGGAGGGGGACGGCCGAGTTCGTCAGCCGGTATTTCCGCAAAGGGCAACTCGTCGCGGTGCAGGGATCCATTCAGACGAGATCCTACACCGACAAGGACGGCAACAAGCGCACGTCCTTCGACGTGGTGGCCGACAATGTGTTCTTTGCCGAGAAAAAGACCGAATCTGGCGATTATAAGCAAGGAGCAGGGCACGGACATGGCCCGGACGTTCAGGGCGATTTTGAGGAGATTATCGGGCCGGATGAACTTCCGTTTTAAGGAGCAAAAACATGATCGAGTTACTTTCAAACGCCGGATTCATCATGTACTCCAAAAAAGCTGCAAGGTTGTTTGGAGTCAACGGGGCCATCCTTCTGGGCGAGCTGTGCGCGAAATATCAATATTGGCTCGACAATGGAGGGCTATTGGAGAACGAGGGATGGTTTTTTTGTACTCGCGAGGACATAGAGGCGGACACGATGCTGTCTTCTTTCCAGCAGCGAGAGGCCATGCGGGTGCTGACGGAAAACGCCGTCTTAGGAACCAAGCTGATGGGAATGCCGTCCCGTACATATTACCGCATAAACGCCGATGTGCTTTACACCATGATGTCAAGAAACTTAATGCCAAGGCGTCAAGAAACTTCACAGCATGACGTCAAGAAACTTGACACTACTAAGAAAGAGACTAAGAAAGAGACTAAGAATTTATTACCCCCTATACCCCCTGCTCACGAACTCTTTGAACGATTCTGGTCTGCATATCCAAAGAAGGTTGCGAAGCCAGTAGCGGAAAAGGCTTTTCAAAAGCTTAATCCATCCGCAGAGCTTGGAGAAAGGATTCTGTCCGACGTTGAGCTTCGGAAGACGTCAAAAGACTGGACCAAGGATGGGGGGCAATATATTCCAAACCCGTCCACGTATCTCAATCAGCGCCGATGGGAGGACGAAATCCAGCTGCCAAGGAAAAAGGAAACGTCAATGGATCTCGACGGATACGAAGAGTGGGCGTCGAATTACGTCCCCGTGTATGAGCGAGGCGATGGAGGATGATTTACATCATACCCGGGATACCGCCGAGCAACAACGAGTACATCGGCCGGACAAATTACCGGGAGTACCAGCGGACCAAAAAGATATGGGCGGAACGGATCGCATTATGCTGCCGTCCAAAACCCCGGAGCCCTTTGCCCCGTGCCCGTGTGGTACTGACGTACTATTTCCCGGATAGGAGACGCCGGGATCCCGACAATTACAGCGGGAAAATGCTCCTGGATGGCCTGAAATCGGCTGGGATTATCGAGGACGACAGCTTTGGCCATATTGAGCTTATCTTGCGGTGCGGGCTGGACAAGGCCGACCCGCATGTGGAAATTGAGGTAACAAAAAATGAACGGACTGAAATACGATGACGGAAAACCCATGTTAGACCTAATTCCGCCGGAGGCGATCATGGCAATCGGGCATGTTATGACCTACGGGGCTCGGAAATACGGGCCAAACAACTGGCAGGGGGTCGAGCCTCGGAGATACGTGGCAGCGCTGTTACGGCATCTGATGGCGTATCAGGCCGGAGAAGTCGACGACCCCGAAAGCGGCATGCCCCATCTGTGGCATGTGGCGACCAATGCGGCGTTTTTGGTGACGCTGGAAGGCGTAAAACCATACTCTGCCGATAAAAAGGGAGAGCTGAGGGATTGCAAATCGTGCGTTTTTGACCTCAGCGATAAAAAAGGGCATATAGACCCCCACTGTACAATCTGCTGTATGGGGTCGCAATATCTCGCACGGTAATAACTGGACTGACTAACCCCCGCGGAGTAGCTGCCCGTGGGCAGAGGATACCGGTATCCTCCATTATGATTGGAGGACAATATGAAATACACAAAAGCGGAATTGCAGAAAATGTGGAGTAGGAGCCAGGAAGAGCAGATCAGTGTGGCTATATCGAAGATTATAGAAGCTTTTAGGGATACTAACGGCAACATATCGATATCATGGTCAGGCGGCAAAGACTCAACTGTGGTGTTGTACCTGGCGTCTATGGCGTGGGTATCAATATACAGAGACAGGCCGATGGTTGTGTCGTTTTTCAACACCTCTAACGAGCATCGGGAGACCCTACGGTTTATTCCGTGGTTCCTGGATTGGCTGGCAAAAGAGACCGGAGTGGTAATCGATTTTCACCACCTTAAGCAGCCCAAAGGCAACGATTTTGTGACCGTTATGCGGGAAGAGGGGCTTCCGCTTGTCAGCAAGCAAACGGCACGAAAGGTGCGGAAAATACGCAAATATTTGGGGAATGTCACGCTGTCATGGTCAGACGTTGAGCAATACCACAAATTTAATGATCGGAACGCCGTATCAGAGCTTAAGGCTGCGGGTCTTAATGACGACGCGGTGCTTATCCTAACTGGATACGTTTCCAGCAGAGATGTATTTGCGAGGGACTATTTCCTGCCTTACCGATGGGCCCCAATTGTGCCCTCGAAAATCCCGATCAGCGATATTTGTTGTGAACGGATCAAGAAGGACATAGCCGCATCGAACATGAAAGAGCTTGGGATCCGCACGTACATGACCGGAGAGATGGCTTGCGACTGCCGGCAAAGGGAAAAGGCCTATTTGCAGACCGGGTGCAACAGTATCCTCAACGGAGTCGGTCTGTCTAAGCCATTGGGGCCGGTCCAAGAGCAGACGATACTGTGGTACATAGACACCAGGCAGATCCCACAATCCACGTATTACGGAGACTTGTGTAGGGTAGACGGTCACAGATGCTTTACTCGTCATCAAAGAGGTGGATGCGCCCTGTGTGGGTTCGGGATCGAACACGAGCCGGACCGATTTGCCAAGCTGTACGAGGAGGATTATCCAAAGTGCAGGATTGGGTTTCTGCCGAGCGAGAAAGGCGGATTGGGGTACAAGGAGGCGTGCGAATACCTTAACGAGCACTGCGGCACCAACATCATTATACCAGAAATTGGAGAGTGACTGCTATGTATGAGGACTTGATTAAGCGCCTGCGCGAAGAAAGCCTATACAAGGACAAGGCCACCTTGGAAATCATGGATATCTGTATGGAGGCCGCCGAAGCTCTGGAAAACCTGGACGCACAATTGGACGTGTTAGTCAAGGAGGACATAGAGGCCCAACAAGAGCTTGCCGGTTATCGCGCTCTCGGTACACTTGAGCACTTGCAGGAACGGTTGAAACGCATGGTAGAGGAGGAGCGGGATGCCGAATAAACGGGATTTGAAACTAGATGAATATGACATCGGAACGTTTGCGTATAGGGAGCTCAACAACTTCTGCAAGCAGTACCGGGACAAAAAGCGGAGGATGCGGGAACTACAGAATCCGTACAAGAGCCCGCAAATCACGGGAATGCCGTCCGGGAGCGGGCCAGGAGACCCAACTGGACGAATGGCGGAGCGGGCCGCGATACTGTCAAATGATATTGATATGATCGAGCGGGCCGCGAAAGAGGCTTCGCCTTCAGAGTTCGAGCTATTTTTGTTGGCTATGACTGAGGATGTGAGCTGGGACTATATGAGAATTTTGAAAGATTTAAAAATGGGACGCGACAAGTTTAATAATCGGCGCAGGCACTTCTATTATATCCTGGCGCAGAAAAAAGGAATCGTGTAAAAAATTTTCAAGTCAGTACACATAGGACATAAAAACGTGATACACTGAAATCAATGAAAGAGCGCTCAGAGATTCTGTGCGCTCTATTTTTTTGCGTGGACAGGTTCAGGTTCACAAGAAAACAGCCAGTCGGAGCGGGAAGGAGGCTGAAGAATGACAGAGCGGCAAAGGCGGTTCGTAGATGAGTATTTAATATTAAAAGGGCGGAACGGAACCCAGGCTGCAATCAATGCCGGATACAGTCCAAAAACTGCGTATTCCATCGCCTGTGAAAACCTGAAAAAACCTGAAATCCAGGAATATTTGGCAAGACGGAAAAAGGAGATGGAGGAAGAGCTGCGGCAGGCGTTATTCTTCGACGCCTTGGAGGCCCGGGAGGTCATGGAGGAAATTTTGAGGAAGCCCTATGCCCAGGATAAGGACAAGCTGACCGCCGCCCGGGATTTTCTGGACAGGGCTGGGTTTGGCCCCATTCAGCGCCAGGAAGTCACGCTGACGGAAAGCAAGTGGTTCAAGGATGGCTAAACGGCTGAATCCGGAGGCGTTCAATGGCTGGGTATATGACCATATCGACGACTATACCCACCGTCTGGAAGTGTACTACGGCGGCGCGGGGAGTGGGAAAAGCTACGGGGCCTTCCAAAAGATACTTCTAAAGGCCATGAATGACCGCCGGAAGGTGCTAGTGATCCGGAAAGTGGGGGCCACACTGCGGGACAGCGTGTACCAGCTCGCACTGGACCAGCTTGCTGAATGCGGGCTTCTGCGGTCCTCCAGGGTCAACCGGTCGGATTTCCGGATCGAGCTGCCGAACGGGTCCCTGTTCCTGTTCAAGGGCCTGGATGACCGTGAAAAGATCAAGTCTATCACCGGGATCACGGATATCGTCATCGAAGAGGCGACGGAGCTGACCGAAGAGGATTTCACGCAATTGTCCCTCCGCCTGCGGCCTCCTGACCCGGACCCGCAAATATATCTCATGTTCAACCCGGTATCCAAGGCCAATTGGGTCTACCGGTATTTTTTCGAGCAGCCGCCTGCCGGGGCTCTGATCCTGCACACGAATTACAGGGACAACCGGTTCCTGCCGCCGGAATACTGTGCCACGCTTGAGGATATGCAGCACCGCAACCCGGCGTATTACCGCATTTACGCCCTGGGGGAGTTTGCGACGCTGGACCGGCTGGTATATCCGTGCATCGAGCGCCGGATCGTTTCGGCGGACGAAGTACAGGGCACAAAGCTGTGGGTGGGGCTGGATTTTGGCTATGTCAACGACCCATCGGCGCTGGTGTGGGGGTATTGGTCCGAGGCGGCCCATACCATCTACATAACCGGGGAATACGTCAAAACCGGGATGCTCAATGACGAGATTGCCGCCCGGATTATCGAGCTGGGGTTATCCAAAGAGGTCATCACAGCGGATTGCGCGGAGCAAAAGAGCATCGCCGAGATCAAACGGGCCGGGGTCTACCGGATCAGGCCGTCGAAAAAGGGCCCGGACAGTGTGGTGCATGGGATCCAGTGGATCAACCAGCAGCGGATCGTGATAGACGAGCGCTGCACCCACACGCTCGAAGAGACCGAGAATTACACGTGGAAGAAAGACCGCAAGACCGGCGAGTATATCAACGAACCGGAGGACGCCTATAACCATTGCCTGGACGCCGTGCGGTACGGGTTACAGAGCGTGGCGGGCATGGATAAGCTACGGACGATCAACAAGGCCCTGCTGGGGCTGTGAGGGGTGATTTTTATGTTTTTGCTAGAGCCGGGAACGGACATGTCTATGGAGCTGCTGAGAAAGATATTGCAGAAATACCAGACGGGCGAGCGGGCGAAGCTGAAGAAGTACCGGGATTACTACGACGGGAAGCAGGACATCCTGCGCAAAACCTACAGCGACCCGTCCAAGCCCTGTAACCATATCGTGACCAACTACTGCGACAATATCGTGAGCAATTACAGTGGGTACCTGGGCGGGAAGCCGGTGACGTACAAGTCAGAAAACAATATCGACGGGATCCAGGACGTCCTGAAATACAACGACGTGCAATCAAAGGATTCCGACCTGCTGAGAAATGCCCTGATCTATGGCCGAGCGTATGAGCTGCAATACATAGACGAGGACGGAAAAGCCCGGTTTGACGTGCTGGATACCCTGGACGGGATCCCGGTATACGACAATACGATCACCCGGAACCTGATGTATTTCATCCGGGTATATCCAGCCGGGGCCATTGACGCCACGCCGGAATATATCATCGAGGTATTGACCCCATACGAGACGGTCCGGTATTCCAGCGACGGGACCTACAGCGTGTTCCAGCCGATTGAGACGGAGCCCCACCCGTATGGGCAAGTCCCGGTGACGGTGTTTTCCCTCAACGCGGACGAGGTGCCGGTATTTTTCAAGATAATATCCCTGCAAGACGCCTATAATACCCTGCTGTCCAGTGAGGTGGACGACTTCGAGGCATTTTGCGACGCCTATTTGGTATTGACCGGCATGGACGCGGACGAAGAAACCATAGCGGCCATGAAGGAGAACCGGGCGCTGGTGATCCCGGAAGGGGGCGGGGCCGAATACCTGACGAAATCGGTGTCCGATACCCAAATCCAGAACATGCTCCAGAACATCAACGACACCATCCACAAGATTGCCAATAGCCCGGACTTTTCACAGGAGTCCTTCGGTGTCTCGTCCGGGATCGCGCTGCGGTATAGGCTGCTGGGGTTTGAGAACGCGGCGGCGGCCATTGAATCCAACATGGTCAAGGCCCTGCAAAAGCGAATCGAGCTTATATGTGACATCCTCCACCTGACGGGCGGCGAAGAGGTATGGCGGGATGTGGAAATCGTCGTGGGGCGGAACCTCCCGGTCAACTATGACGAGCTTGTGGCCCTGGTCAATTCCCTTCGAGGCGTGGTATCGGACAAGACGCTGCTGTCCCTGCTGCCGTTTGTTACGGACGTGGATGCGGAGCTGGACTCCCTGGCAAATCAAAAGGCCGAAAGCATGGAACTATACGGGTTTGGTAATAGCGAGGGCGGCGTGAATGAGCAAGAGGAACGCTGAATATTGGGCGGACCGGTTGTCCCGTCAGAATCAGCGGATCGGGGACAAGACGGTGGAAGAGCTGGAAACCCGTCTGCGGCAGTATTACCGGGCGGCGTCCGCCGACATCACCAGTGAAGCGGAAGGGCTGTATAATAAGCTGCTGGCTGAAGCCGGGGACCAGCCGGTCAGACCCAATGACCTGTACCGGCTGGATCGCATGTACCACCTGCAAAGCAAAATCCATAAACGGCTGCGTGAGCTGGGCGGGCAGGAGATCGAGGTCACAGGAAACAAGCTGCGGGAAGTGGCGGAACTGGTGGACAAGAACACCATTTCCGGCCTGCCTGACGCGGCAAAAAATTCGCCTTGGGCGGTATTGCCGAGGGAACAGGCGGAGGCGATCGCAAACCGGATCTGGTGCGCCGACGGAGAAAATTGGAGCGACCGAATCTGGAAGAACAAAGCGGCCTTGCAGCAGCGGCTCGAAAAAGGGATGGTGGACGGGATTATCCGTGGCGAAAAAACCGACGAGCTGACCAAAACCCTGATGGCCGATATGGGTGTGGGATACCGGGAAGCCTCCCGGATCGCCCGTACCGAGACCGCCCACGTCCAGGCGGAAGCGGAAGCGGCCGCTTTAGAGCGGGAAGGATATGATAAATACGAGTTCGTTAACACAACCGACGGGCGGACCTGCGACGAATGCGGGCGTCTTAACGGCAAAACGTTTCGACTATCGGAACGGCATCCAGGCGTGAATTTCCCGCCCATCCATCCGAATTGCCGGGGCCGGATCGTGATCGCGGACGACCGGAAAAAACGGCGTCTGGAAGAACCGGTCCAGTACGAAGGGGACATCGCAGACAAGCTGAAACGCAAGGTGCAGGAAACCGTATCCGGCGGGCCTGTGCAGGGCTTCGAGGACCTTCCTACGGAAATCCGGGGTCCGTTCGCGGCCGGCCTGGAACACGCCGACGCGGACGCCAGGGCCGTTATAACCGCCATGCTCCCCCATGTGGCCGTCCACCTGACGGCGGGAAGGAACTCCCAATATCTGCGCGGTGTGGATGTGGTGGAGCTCAACCCGCAAGCGGAGCCATCCACCCTGGCCCACGAGCTATTCCACCGGCTGGACGATCAAAACGGGATATCCAAGGCCGGGGATCTGCAAAAGGCCCTTGACCGGGATTTCCGCCGGATAAAAGTGGAAAGCGGCGGCAATTTGCTGGGATATCTCATGGACCGGTATCCGGATATATGGACGCGGGCCCCAAAGGGAAATTGGGCCTTGAAAAGGGAGTATCGCGGCATATCGGATATATTTAGCGGTCTTACCAAAGGAAAATTAAAACTAGGCTATCATCACGATGCCGCATACTGGAGCCGAAGCAAATACAGTATTCCCCGTGAGGCATGGGCACAATTCGGGCGGATGCTGTATGAAAACGACCCGGAGGCCTTGTCCGTCCTCCATGACCTCTTCCCACGTTTTACGGAATGTGCTACAATAGCCCTGAAGGAGCTGATATAAATGTGGGAAGGCAAATGGACGGACGAGCTCAGCCAGTTATATGACCAGTACGAGGCCCAGCATGACGGAGCATATCCGGATGAATACGCGGAAATTCTATACAGCGCCATGAGCTATGAGGAATTCGTGGGGTATATCAAGGAATGCCTGCGGACGGGGAAATCCATCCCGGACGTAGTGGAGTGACACAACCAGATAAAGGAGCATCGGAGCGGGACGCCGCTGCCGGTGCTTTTTTATACCCAAAATTGCGGGGCGTCCATGCGGCGCAACGCTGAACACGGGGGCGGTCAAGCGCCGCAACCAACCGAAAGGAGCAGTAGCAATGGGAGAAAACACGATAGGGGCCGTCCAGGCGGCGGAACCGACAGAAGCCGAGGAAAAGAACACGTACACCAAAGAAGAGGTCGAGCAACTTTTACAGCAGGAAGCCGATCGGCGGGTCAACGAAGCCATGCAGCGGGCAAAAAGGCAGAAGGAGGCCGCCGTGAAGGAGGCTGAAAAGCTGGCCGCCATGTCCGCCGAGCAGAAAGCGCAGTACCAGCTCGAGCAGAAGGAGCGGGAGCTGGCGGAACGGGAAGAACGTCTTGCCGTGGCTGAAAACACTGCCGAGGCCCTCAAGGTGCTGGCAGATAAGGGCATCCGCCCCGGACTGGTCAAGTTCGTCGTGGCGGCAGACGCGGAAACCATGATGGATAACATCAACGAACTTGAAAAGGAGTTCAAAGCCTCCGTCAAGGCCGAGGTGGAAAAACGCCTGGCAGGGTCAACCCCCCGCCGGAACCTGCCTCCCGATCAGGCCGTCGATAAGGCGGCATTCGGGAAAATGACATTGGCGGAGCAGCAGGAATTATACATCAATAACCCCGAGCTGTATAAACGGCTTACGGGAAGCTAAAAGGAGGACAAAACAATGGCAACCACGCACACCCTGTATGAAAACAAGGTCCTGGAAAACAAAATCACCGATCTAGTAAATACCAAGCTGGAAGTTCGATCCCTCATGACAATCGATCACAGCTTGGCGGAGTCGGCCGGGCTGAAGAAGGTCATCAACAAGTACACCTATACCGGGAAGGTGGAAAAACTGGCCAAGGCGGCCAAAAACACCACAAAAGGCAAAGTGACCTTTGTGGCGACCGAATATGTGGTCAACCGGTATCAGCAGACCTATGACTACAATGACCTGGACGTGATGCAGGATCCCATGGTCGTGGATGTGGCATCCGCTGGCGCCGCCACGCTGATGGCCAACGAGATCAAGGAGGAGTACTTCGCGGAACTGGCCAAAATCACCAACTCCCACACCTACGCCAAAG